ACCAATAATTGCTTATTTCACTAGTAAAGCATTTCCCTAAATTCTTTGAACTGGTTAAAATATAGGCTTTCCCACCATTAGCATTGATTTGTTTCATAACACTTAACTGAGTACTTGTTACGGAACCACCTGTACGCTTTAATTCTAGGGCAATTAAAGTACCATTACATAAGCAAAGAATATCACACCATCCAGCCATCGGATTAGCGGTTAAGATTGCGCCTGCTTTGGTATTTCTAATCACGCCACCAAGAGACAGGCGAACATGGAAAATACCATTTACTTGTAATTTATGTAATACTTCTTTAAGTATTTCTGCCTCTTTAATACTATCCTTGCGATTAAATGGTGGAGGTAAGCTATATTCTGTCTTGCTAATATAGTCTTTAAGTCGAGGTTTATCATCTGGTCTTTCATCTAAACTATTGTAAGTCTTTACTGTTGCTCTCGTCATTTCTTTTAGTCCCTGAAAAAAATATTAAGCTAATTAAACAGACAATTAAAAATAGAATTATACAGAATCCTACTGCAAAGTAGAATCCGATATCTTGACTAGTCACAAGGTAGTTCCTCGGATAATTGGATTAAGAACTCTGATAAGTCTTTAAGGTCTTTTCTTAGCTGGTATTTATCTGATGATGTCAGGTCATTTAACCATATGTTTTTAGCTTCAAATTTAATAACGCTAATACCCATATTAATCTGGGCTTTAATGAAAAATGAATCATCTTTAGCATTAAATCTATAACGTATTTCTTGGCTAATTTTATTTAAATTCATCAGATTCCTCCATCCCAGTACCATTTAATGTTTTCATTCATACAGATAGAACAATCGCAGAGCTCATCATGTGGAATAAATTCCTCTGCCTTTGCTTCTGGTTCTGTGTCGTCTATTAAAGTCATATCTATATCGTTCATAATTTTCTCCTAGAAAGGGGAAGTTTCATTCTGAAAATCACTAGTGGAATAGAAAAATATGTTATTGTAATTCTTTCCTTGGAATTCACTATTCTTAGTGGTAATCTTTACAAATTTAGTATGAATATCACTAAGATTGAATTCTCTATCATCGCCAAAAACTGCTTTTCCTAGTTGTGCAAATTTCTTTCGACCTTTTGCTACTTTATCTGCTTCACCTTCATAGTTAATATTTCCGAATACCTTACAACCTTTAAACTCGCCTTCGTCGCATATGGACAGTGTAAGAGCTATTCTGCCCTTGTCTTCTTGATCTTCTTCCTTTTCAATGATTGCATTATATGCACCATCTGTAATTACTTTAAAATCTTGTGAAAAATCATCGCCTGTTGATTTAAATGCTGTAAAACCCATGTGAAAACTCCTTTCAAGAGTAAAAATTAATACTGAAATTTAATACTGAAATTTAATATCATCCCAATTCCATTTATCTAATTCAATTTTGCTTGCAATCTTAAACCTAGACTTTGCACAAATGCCAGGGGCCGGTTGTGTGTACACAAATGTTTTATTTGTCTGAAATGCTTTATCATCATTTACGATAATACCTGGTTTAATAAAAAATACTCCGTCAAAATCTGCTAAAATACCTTCAATAGATTCTTTGTATAAATATGGCCTAAACTCATCATATGCTCCAGCAACTACATCCGTAACTTCCTGAACGCTTGTGTGAGATATGCAAATAACATTTTTAGCTTTTGTTAATTGCTTAATTAACATTCTAATTTCTTCCCACTGAACATCACAAGTTCTATATCCTTTAAAAAATCCAATATCAGAAATATGTGCTTTATTCGAAGCTTGAGCAGTTAGTCTATGGATCATCTTTTCTAAATATGTATATGAATCCACAACTATTGTATCAAATGGAGAATTAGCTGCATTAATTAGATGTTTTTTAGTTTCTTCAAAATCTTTTGCAGTAACTTTTGGCATCCTTATGTGTGGACTTCCTTCTTCTAAGTCAATCATAGCTGGATTTTTAGACTTACTTGCTAAAGTAGATTTACCAACACCCGCTTGTCCGTATAATAATACTTTAAATTTCCTAGTTGTTTCTTCTATAGTAAACATGGTTAATCCTCATAATCTTCGTTATATCTTCTAGCAAGATAACGTTCTTCGTACATTATTTTATCATCTAACTCTTGTGAATTAATATTAACTGATAGTATAACATCATTTGCAAAAATAATGTTTTGCACTTGTTTTCCATCTTCATCATTACAAACTATATACTTAATAGATCTAGTATTTATTAAATAATTATCTATTTCTATCATTCTATTCCCCTTTATCTGGTTTACGGTTTTTTAATGCAACTAGAATTTCATCCAGATTAAATTTATAATTTGGAAATGTTTTTGCCCCAAAGTTATAAAATGGAATAATTTCTGCCTCGCACATTTCCCTAATCTTTTGGGGACTAACCCCGACTGCTTGCGATAACTCCTGAACATCAATAAGTTTCATGTAGCTCCTTTCATGGTTATAAGAACTAATAAAAAATTATTAAATCAAATTAAAACTTTTGTCAACTTGTTTATTCTTAAATATTCTGCTATATAAGAATATCAATCACTTAGAAAGGAATTGTATGGCAACATGGATTTCTAAACAGAGACTTATTAAACTGTACACGATAAAAGATAGCAAATGTACCTGTGGTAAATACACTTGTGAGGGAAGAAAACCCGGTAAACATCCAGTTGACACTCATGGTGTAAAAGATGCAAAAGTTCAAACCACAGATTTTGACAAGTTTAATTATGGAATTGCTTGTGGTAATGGTTTAGTAGTTTTTGATATTGATAAAAAAGAAAATATTAATGGCTACATAACACTTGCTGATTTAGAAAAGCAATTAGGAATATTGCCGCCTACTGTCTCAGTAAATACTGGTTCAGGTGGAAAGCATTTATATTTTAATGCTAAAATTAGAACCCAAGGAATCAAAGGAATTGATATAAGATCCGATGGAAGTTATGTGGTTATTCCTCCTTCAAAACATTGGAGTGGAGACGATTATGAATGGGATTTTAATAAGTCTCCTGAAGATATTGAAATTGCAAATTTACCACAAAAATGGATTGAACATTTCTCAGATTTAAAACAAGAAAATAAGGAATTTGTTTCACTAGTTGATGCTTGTTCATTAGCAGAGGCAGTTGATGCTCTTAATTCAATTGACCCTGATATTGAATATAACACATGGTTTAAACTAATTGCAGCGGCAAGATATACTGGTATTTCATTAGATATAGTTGATAAATGGTGTTCAAAGGGAAAAGATTATAAGAAAAAAGAAGTAGCTCAAAAATATAATTCTGCTAAAAAAGAAGATGGAGTTATTAGCAGAATAGGAACAATATTTCATATTGCAAAACAGTATGGTTGGAATCAATTTATTCCAGAAATGAAATTAATATTTCATAAGTTACCTAAGAAAAATATAGTATTTCCCGATATACCATATGATTTATTTGGAAAACTAGTGGATAGCATCTTAAAACAATCTACTATTTATGATAGAAATTTTGCAATAGGTTCTGCTATTACATCAATTAGCGCAGCTTCATTAGGTGGTTATTTAAGCTGTACCAATTCAACTATGGGTATTTACTCTTTATTTATTGATTACTTTGGCGGCGGTAAAAAGTATTACCATTCAATACCACTTAAAACATTATTCTATTGTAATACTGAAAAAAGACTTGATACCCCAGCTAGTAATAATGCATTTATTGATTATTTATCTAAGTATAATGTGAGAGCATGGATACAAGATGAAACAATTGATAAGCTTATTACCATGTTTGGAGGTGGAGGAAAAGTAAGTGAGTTTAGCCAGGATTTACCTAATACTTTTTTAAATCTATGGAGTAATAACGATCAAATTGCTGGTATATCTGCAAAGACTAAAGATGCTAAAATTCCATATGTAAAATATCCAGCTTTTATGTTTTGCGGGGCCGGTGTTACAGGAGACTTTAGAAAACTATTAAGCACACCAAGGGCTATTAATTCAGGTTTGCTTAGTAGAATATTGCCATTATTACCAATTGAATCAATTGAGGATGAAACTAAATTAACTCAATCATCTTTTAATTTTACAAGAAATGATATTGAAAAGATTAAGTTTATTGATGCTCAGTGTACAAGAAGTATTCAAACATTACCTACTGTTACTATTCTTCCATCTATTACAGTTCAGATAAATCAGGAGGCAGAGGCTGCATATTTAAAGATTAAATCTGATATAAAGAAAAGAAAAGTAACATATACTGAAGAGCAAAAAGAAGATCCAAAATCAGAATATGCAATGGATGTAAGGTTTTATGAGCAATTGGGAAAACTGATGTCTGCTCATGCAATCTGGAATGACCCTAGGAACCCAATTGTGACCCTTGAAATACTCCATTTCTGGAATCACTACTTATCTTTTATAAAACAACAGATTATGGGTGAAATGGCATATTTTGGTGGGGAGACAAAAGATGCTTTGTTAGAGGGTAGAATACTGAGATACATTACTAAAAATCCGGGATTAACTGGAAGAGGTGTTTATTGGAAGTTAAGCATCAATTCCAAGCAATTTTCTCCTGCTATTAAGGAACTAGAATTACGCAATTTAGTTATACTAAAAGATGGTAAATACTTCGCAGAATGACTTGTCGGGTTTGTTAAATGCACTATTATTTATTAATATAATCATTTAGTTAATGCCATTTTGTCGGGTAGTGTCGGAACAGTATCGGATGAGTACTTATCTTACTACCAGTTTAATAAATAATTAGTGTCGGGTAATTTACCCCCCCTTAAAGTTAAAAAAAGAAGATCAAGATCTATGAATATTATAATAATGATCAAGATCATACATATCTCTATTTCCATCCGACACCTGACAAAATGATATAAGTACATATGGAATATATAAAAGTAATTACCCGACAGTGTCGGATTTGTCGGGTTTTGTCGGGTAAACTGACCATCCCGAGCAAATCCTCGATATGGTTTTAGCCACTGTTCAATCCTTGGTCACCCTGGTTTTCATTGGAACCTAATAATTTTAGCATCTTACATTTGGCACAGAACCTGCATTGCAGAGATAACCACAACAATAGGAGGTTTTATGCTCAGATGGATTTGTGCGATTAGTGTTTTAATTTATTGTTACACCCTAGGATTAGGTGATTTTCAGTGGGTAGTTATTGGAATACTTGGAGTTATTTACTGGAATATCTGTGGGATATTTGATGCAGTGGGATTAATTTTACTTATGAAGTTAGAACAAAAAACTCCTGAAGAATCTGATGATTACGAAATAGATTAAAGTTTCTTCTTGACTCGGCGATATATTAAATAGACCCAATAATTCTACAAAGGAGATTTTATGAAAATATTTAACCATGCTACTGAAGGAAAAATCACTACTACCAATGATGGTAAAATTATAGCTATTGCAGAGTATTCTGCCGATGCTTTTCAGGATGGATACCCCAATGAATTTATTCAATTACAAGAATTAGTATATTCTAATTGTGCTAATATTTTTAATAGTAATCAGGAGTAATTATGTATAAAATTATTGTAGTTATTGAAGAGCAAGAATCTATTCAAATATTCAGCTCCTTAGCTGAATTAAACCTATTTATGGAACTTGCTAAATCTTGGATTGGTGTGCAAGTTTACACAGTTTTAGTTTAATCAATTACTGGAGGATTTATGAAAGTATTACTTGCTTTATTTTTAGTTTCTAGTAGTGCCTTTGCTAAAGATTGTTCTTCTGATTTCAGCTGTTCCTACGGTCAGAAATGTGTAAAAGATAGCTATCAAATTGATGGTACTTGCATGAATGTCGTTAATTCTTTTGGTAATCGTGAATTTGCTCCTCCCGAATTAAAATCTATTGGCCCTAAGATGGAAACGGGGTGTTATACTGATTCACAATGTAAGTATGATGAGAAATGTTTTAAAAATAATAATTATTCTTCCAGCGGCACTTGCGTTAAACGATAAGTTATATTACTATTTCTTTAGTTATCAGACAGGTTCAATTAAGGCACTTGGATTTATCCACTTGAAGCCACCTTAAGAACCATAACTAAGGAATCGCAGATGAAGTTACAATTTATCATTAGAGCTTATACTCCCACAGATAATCAATTCGTAATTTCTTCTATTAAAAACACCTTTCGCAATATAAAACCTACTTACGACTTCCCCAGCGGGGATAATTCTATTCTAATTGCGTGTGATGTTGAAGATCCATCGGTAATATTTGGATTTATCATCGTTAACCAGGCTAATGAACTAGTCTTTGCTTATACTAAGGCTATATTTCGCCTATTTGGTATATTTAAGGCTCTTCTTGGATATTTTCCTATCAAGCCTAGTCATTACATTACTCAACCATCTTACCAGGCTCACAAGGCTTTAAAAGCATCAAAACTAACCTATCTTATAAGGATTCCACTATGAAGATTAAACAGATTGTCGTCTATCAACCAGTTTCATTCAAGGGCTATAACAAGCTATCCTTCCACGTCAAAGACCTATTTGACATAGAGCTTACTGGTACGTTCTTCCTTATAAAGAAGGACGATGACCATGTGTGTGTGAATACGTCTAACGTGAGTCAATTCACTATGCTTGAACCATTGGAACAGATTACTGAGGATATGCCCAAAGAACCAATTAAAGGGCCTACAAGAGGTCTTAAAGCTGTTTCTAAGGTAAACGTATCAGAAGAAACTAATATTCAGTGTTGAGGTTTAAATTGCGGTTTTTGAACTTGTAAGGAATCCTTACAGGTTCGATTGTTTTGTATGGTGCCAACTCCAGTTGGCAGTGACAACCAGGGTTGGCAGTGTATCAGATTGATATAGATCAAGTCAATAATAACAAGGGTAAGAAAACATGATAAACATTGAACAAGTCGATATTAAGTTAATAAAACCCTACTCTAACAACAACAAGTTGCATGATGAAAAACAAGTTAGCTTATTGGCTAAACAAATCAAAGAACATGGGTTCGATGTGCCTATTGTAGTTGATAAAGACTACATAATAATCAAAGGGCATGGTAGATTACTTGCTGCAACTAAACTTAGTATGAAGAAAGTTCCCTGCATAATACGCAAGGATTTAAATCACTCACAAATTCAGGCAGCTAGAATTGCTGATAATAAACTTAGTGAGTCCCCTTGGGATACTATGAATTTAGCTAATGAACTTGGAGAATTAAGATTAGCTGAGTATGATGTTGAACTTACTGGTTTTGATAATTGGGACTTACAAAGCATGATCGAACCTCCAGTAAATCCAGAAGATAATTCTGAAGAAAAAGAATTAACTGAAAAGAAATTACAAGTTATTATTCTACCCAAAGATGAAGACGAACAACAAATGATATTCTTAGAACTCCGTGACCGTGGTTTTAAGGTTAAAGTATGAACTGGGGAATTCCCTACATGGGGAGTAAATCAAAAATAGCTCCATCAATTGCAATGAACTTTCCTAAAGCAGATCATTTCTATGATTTATTTGGAGGAGGATTTTCTATTAGCCATTACATGCTTGTTAATAAATCAAAGAACTATAAACATTTTCACTATAATGAAATTAAAGCAGATATAGTTGAATTAGTTAAACAAGCAATTAATGGTAATTTTAATTATAATAAGTTTAAACCTAAATGGATTTCTCGTGAAGATTTCTTTGCTAATTTAGATGATGCTTACACTAGAATTTGTTGGAGCTTTGGGAATAACCAGAAGAACTATTTATTTGGTGATTGTGAGCAAGAAAAGAAGTCATTACATAATGCAGTGGTGTTTAATATATTTGATAGCTTTATGCTTAATGAATTACATTTCAGTAAATGGCCAATAACCTGCAAAACAATTACCGATAAAAGATTATATTTAAAAACAGTTTTAAGAAAGATTAAAAGAATAGATTTGCAGCAGTTGGAGCGGTTGGAGCGGTTGGAGCAGTTGCAGCGGTTGGAGCGGTTGGAGCAGTTGCAGCAGTTGGAGCTACCTAAATTAACTCTAACTTCAAAAGACTACCGTGATGTAGAAATATTACCTAATTCAGTTGTTTACTGTGATATTCCTTATGCTGGAACTGCTGATTATGGAGAATTTAGTCATAAAGAGTTCTTTGATTGGGCAGCAACAAGAGATTTTCCAGTGTATATTTCGGAGTATAATGTACCTGACAAAAGATTTAAATTACTTTATGATATAGAAAAGCGTAGTATGTTCTCAGTAAGTAAAGATAAAACTACTATTATGACTGAAAAACTTTATTGGAATAATAAATGAGTGGACAACCGTCTAAATACAAATCAGAGTTCTGCGAAATGCTTATAGAACATATGAGCAAAGGATTATCTTTTGAAACCTTTGCTAATGTTGTTTGCGTTTCACCTGATAATGTTCGCTCTTGGCGTAAGACTCAACCAGAATTTAAAGATGCTTATAAAATTGGTTGTGCTAAAAGACTTGAACTATATGAGAAAATAGGATTACAATTAGCAACGGGTAAGATTAAAGGCAATTCCTCAGTGTGGATATTTGCAATGAAAGCATTCTTTAAGTACCGTGATAATGACCCAGTTAATAACGTGACTAACGTCCAAGTTAATTACGATTCACTTCCTGAAGAACAAAAACTTAAAGTACTTCAAGAAGCACTTAAACAATTGGAACAGAAGGAACTTGCTGAATGATTTACGATATGCAATGCACTAATCCAGATTGTAAACATGATTATGAAATTATTTGCTCAGTTGATGACAGAACTAAACAACTTTGTAAAATATGTAATGATAAACTAGAAATTATTGTTAGACCCGTTCGTGCTATTTGGAAATGCAGAGTAGGCACGGTTTCAGAGGGAAGAATGACTAATTGAAACAAGCAATCCTTAAAGCCATTGCTGAGAAGCAATCACTAATTGCAGAGAAATATACTAAACCATTACTATCTGGATTATTCAGACAGCAACGAGAGTTCTTACTCTCACCTTCTAAACGAAAACTTGCGAGGTGTACACGCCGTGCTGGAAAATCTCATGTTATTGCTGCTTATCTCGTTTATTCTGCGTATCATAATTACAACTCTAATAACATATACCTGGGACTAACCCGCGATTCTGCTAAACGAATTATGTGGAAAACCTTCTTCGAACTTAAAGAGAAATATAACCTAGACTTCGATATGCGTGAATCAGACTTGACAGTTTACTTTCCAAACCGATCAGTAATTATTCTGTATGGTGCGGATATGCTAAATCTCACCAAACGACTCTTAGGAAATAAGTTTGATTTAGTCGTCGCTGACGAGGCTCAGAGTTTCAGAGACCTAATCATCAAGCCGCTCATGGAAGACGTCTTAGAACCGACGACAATGGATAATGAGGGCACAATCTGCCTTACTGGTACTCCGCATCCAAAGCTAGCTGGATATTTCTATGAGCAGGATCAGATCCTAAACGAATATGAGAAGCATCATTGGTCTGTCTATGACAATATCTACATGCCTCATGCAAAAGATTGGGTAGAGAAGAAAAAGCTAGAGAAGAAGTGGACAGACACTAGTCCAACTTACGTTAGGGAATGGTTAGGGCAATGGGCGTATGATTTAGACGCTATGGTTTATAAGTTTAATAGAAATACTAATTTAATAACTCAATTACTTGAGGGGGATTGTAATTATATTTGTGGGTTAGATTTAGGTTGGAATGATGCAACCGCTTTCGTTATTGTTGGTTATTATGAAAATATAGCTAAATGTTTTGTTGTACATTCAGAATCTTATTCTCACATGTTACCTTCAGAAATAGCTAAAAAATTAGAAAAGTTACAAGATAAATATAACTTAATTAGAATTGTTGCAGACACAGGTGGATTAGGAAAATCAATAGTTGAAGAGTTTAGACAACGATATGAATTAAATATTGTTGCTGCTGATAAACTAGGAAAATATTCTCATATTGAATTATTAAATACTGATTTAATAAATGGAGACTTATCAATACTTGATTGCAATAAACAATTAATTGAAGAAATGAACCATCTTACATGGGATGATAATGGAAAAGAAGATCCCTCTTTACCCAATCATTTATGTTTTTCTGCTAATACAAAAATTATTACATCTAGTGGATACAAAAATATAAATAAGATATCATTAGAAGATAAAGTTCTTACAAGATTTGGTTATGAAAAAGTTTTAATTTCAGCTCAAACAAATATATCTGATACATACTTTGTTATAACCAATAAATATATTATTGAATGCACTAAAGAACATCCATTTTTTTCTATTGACAAAGGTCTAATTTCTGCTGATAGTTTATTGTATGGTGATAAATTACAGGAGAAATTATGCAGCAAGAGTTTAATGGGAAAGTGTATCGGATATTTAAAACCCAAAAATACTATTCAGTGGGTTATGACAGAAAGAAACATTGGTTACATAGAGATGTGTGGGAATTTCATAAAGAGCCTATACCTAATGATTACCAAATACATCATATTGATGGCAATAAACATAATAACTCTATTGATAATCTTACATGTATTAGTAAAAAAGAACACGAGACTATACACGCAGAGGGTAGAAGCATTTCAGCTAAGAAGCATATTAAAAACCTCCTTCTTGCACATGAAAAAGCTAAAGAATGGCACTCCTCAAGAGAGGGATTGGAATGGCATAAAGAACAGTATAAAAATTCTTTGGGTAAAAATAGGCAAAAAAATGTTAAACTTATCTGCTCAGTGTGCAGACAGGAATATCTGGGAGATAATGTTCGTAAGGCTACTGTGTTTGTGTGTTCAAATAAATGTTTTGCTAAAAAAAGAAGAGATGAAGGAAAAGATAACATTATTAAACAGTGTGAATTTTGTAAAAAAGATTATCAAACAAATAAGTTTCAACCAACAAAATTCTGCTCTAGAATTTGTTACAATAGTTCCCGCAAGCAAACAAATACCCGTATATAATTTAAAAATAGAAAATCACTCAGAATATTATGCTAATAATATATTAGTATCTAATTGTGATGCTCTTTTATATGCACACCATTTTTCACGTCACTATTGGGCAGTTAAAGACACAATAAAATCAGAAGAACAAGAAATGGAAGAAAAACTTGACCAACAATTCTTAGGAGAAAAACAATGGTAAAACAAAAACAGCATAATTTAGAGACAAAGAAAATTAGGGAAATACTAGACTTAATGATTGAAAAACGTGTTCTATCATTTGAGTACAAAAATCTTAAAGTACAGCTTAGTCCTCCCCTTGTAATTCAAGAAGATATCAAAGACAATAGCCATAAGCTTATCTCGGATGATGAGCTATTATTTATGGGTTCTATTGATTAAGTAGTTCCAAAGCATCTAAAAGGATTTAGATATGCAAAAGATTAAGTATGATTGGTATAATAAAGAAGGTGATGAAGCGGCTAAAACAATATTTCAGCTGATAAACTATTGGGATTCTACTCAATCAGTTGTCCAAGCTCACAATATGACTAATCTTCGGTTATATTCTAATAGAGAAGCTTTGAACTCTTCAATTGCTGGCTATGTTTTAAGCACTTCTGAAGGATATAGAAACTCAGCTGTTAATAACTTCAACACTAATAAAAACTTAATATCTCTAAACGTTGTTAAGTCTTGCGTTGATACTCTCACATCTAAAATTGGTAAGAATAAAATCAGGCCAACATTCCTAACCACAGGTGGTACGCTTAAACAACGTGTAAGTTCCAAGAAATTAACTAACTTTAACTTCGGAGTTCTATATGACTCTAAAGCTTATTCAGTTCTACCTTTAGTTCTTCGCGACGCCTTCATATTTGGTACTGGATTTGTTAAAGTATTCTTGCAGAATAAAAGAATTAAAGTAGAGCGAGTTTATCCTGACGAGATAATGGTTGACTTAGCTGATGGTTATTACAATAATCCTAATCAGATGTTCCAAAGAAAACTTGTTTCCAAAGAAGCAATCAAAGAACTTTATCCAGACTTAGCAGATAGAATTGAAAACGTTAAATCAATATCTCTTGGACAAAATCAATCTAGTCAAGATACAATTCTAATTGTTGAAGGCTGGAAATTACCACGAGGTAAAAAACCTGGTAGACACATTATTTGTATTGAAGGCATTATGTTACAAGAAGAAGTTTATAAAGACGACTTCTACCCATTCGCAAAAATAACTTATACTGACCCAGTTAAGGGATATTGGGGCACAGGAGTTTCAGAAGAACTTAAAGGAATTCAGCTAGAAATTAATCGCCTAATGAATCACATAACTGAATCAATGCGATTATTACAATATCCTAGAATATTCTTAGAAGCTGGTTCAAAAGTAAATCCAAGGCATATTACCAATGAAATTGGAACAATAATTCCTTATGTTGGAGCCGCTCCAATTGTTCATGTTGCTCAAACTGTTGCTCCTGAAATATTTAATCAGCTAGAATCCCTTTATGCAAAATCTTATGAAATTGTAGGTATCTCACAATTATCTGCTCAGTCTCAAAAACCATCAGGACTTAATTCTGGTAAAGCACTACAAGAATATAACGATATCGAGACAGAGAGATTTGCAACTACAGCTCAAAAGTATGAAGAATTATTTATCGACGTTTCAGATGTAATTATTAAATGCTTATTTAAACTTGGTAATTATAAAGCTAATACATTTGATAAATTGGCTGGGGTTCAATCAATTGAATTCAGCGAAATAAGAGAAGCAATTGACGAATATGTTATTCAGACTTTTCCAAGTTCTGCATTACCTACAACGCCAGCGGCAAGATTATCTGTTGTAAATGAAATGAGCCAGGCAGGTTACATCGAACCTGAAGTTGCTAAACAGTTACTAGATTTCCCTGATTTGGAAGCCTATGCTCGCACAGATATGGCACCATTACAGATGATTCAGAAGGCTATTGAGTCCTCGCTTCTTGAAGGGATTTACATCGAACCAGAACCATATCAGCCGTTAAATCTATCAGTTAAAATGGCTCAGCAATATTACTGTTGGGGAAAACTAAATGATGCTAAGGAAAGCAACTTGGAACTTGTAAGAAATTACATCGAAGATTGCTTAAGTTTAGTAACGATGATGGTTCCTCCTCCAATAGCACCGGCTCAGCAAATGCTCGATACTCAGCTAGAACAAGCCCCAAGCGTGTCAACCTCACAGGCCCCTTTACAAGGCCTATGATATAATATAGTTTTTACTTAGGAGTTCAGTATGCAAGATTCAGCCATTGTCAATGTAGAGTCAACTATGCAACCAGAAGGTAGGCCACCTGAAGGACAAGTTGATCAGTCATCTACCGACAAAATCTTCCAGGATAGATTTAATCAGCTAGCTCGGCGTGAAAGAAGTTTACGTCAGCAAGAAGGTCAGTTCAAAAGCATGCAGGAAAAGCTAACAGATTATGAATCGAAGTTTAGCAGACTAAAGGAATCACCAATTGATTCTTTAGAAAGTGATTTTGGTTTGAAATATGATGAGTTATTGGTTAAAGGATTAAACAACGATCCAACAGCAAAACTTGCACAGAAAATTGAGCAGCTTGAAGCTAGATTAAAAGAAAAGGACGCCTATGAAAAAGAACAATCGGAGAGTTCAAGGAAGAGCGACTCGATTACTTCTATTCGAGAACAGTTAGCAGATAAAGATGATTTTGATTTAGTTAATTCCTTTGGAGCACATAATCAGGTTTATGACAAGATTTATGCTCATTATAAAGAAACTGGAGAAACTTTAGATGTTAATGAAGTAGCTAAGGAAATCGAAGAAGATATCCGAGGTAAATTAAGCTTCTTAACTAAATCTAAAAAGATTTCTAATATTTTTGCAGAGCATTTAAAGACAAGAGAAGCAAGTACTATGGAGTCTTTGGAAGAAAAGTTTGAGCAGAAACAAGCTCAATCTAGTCAACCAGGATTCACGTTGTCAAATGATTTGACAGCAAATTCTACTCCTGAAAAGCAGTATACTAGCGAACAGGATAGAGTAAAAGCAGCCATTGAAAGGTTCAAGCGGTTGCAGAATAATTAATATTAAATTAATCATGGAGGATTAATAATCATGGGTAATCAGACTTTAGCAAATTTTACCGGGGCAATGAAAGACCTTTATAACGACTTTGGCGTTGAAGATCTTACTTATAAAAGCAATCCACTTTATGCTTTACTTCCTAAATGGGAAGAATTTTATGGGGACAGTCACAAGGTTCCGATCGTATACGGTAATTCACAAAATGTATCCGCTACTTTTGCAGATGCTTTAGCTGGAACCTCAGCTGGTTTAGTTGATGCATTTTTCACTACTCGTCAAAAGAATTATTCAATTGCTTCAATTGATAACGAGTTATTAGAAGCTTCTAAGAATGATTCTGGCAGCTTTATTCGTGGTGCTAAATTTGTAATGGACGGAGCTATGAAATCTTTAGCTCGTCAATTATCAATTCAAATATACGGAGCAGGTACAGGTAATTCTGGACGTTTATCTGCTACTGCTGCAATTGGTGCAACTATTACTTTAGCAACTCCTAGCGATGCTGTTAAATTTGAAGTTGGACAAAACCTTGTAGCTTCTACCACTAATGGTACAGGCGCTCAAAAAACTGCATGTGCAATTACTAAAATTGACCGTGCTAACGGCGTTTTAACTATGGCTGCAGACGTTTCTGGCGGCGGTTATTCTTGGGCTGCTAGTGATTATTTGTTCCTTAAAGGAAACTACAATAACACAATTAAAGGTCTAGATGCTTGGATTCCTTACGATGATCGTGCTACTCGTTTAGCTGCTTCTTATTTTGGTGTTACTCGTAATACTGATAGCGAACGATTAGGCGGATTAATTAAAGACATCTCTTCAAGCCCAATCGAAGAAGGATTGCAAGACGCTTTAAATGAAGGCGCAAACATTGCAGAAGTTGAATATGATTACATAATGATGAATCCAATGGATGTTAGTAATCTAAATAAAGCTTTAGGATCTAAAGTTCAATATGTTAAAGCAACTGCAACCATGCCTTCAAATGCAAATGCACAAATTGGATTTGATGCTATACAATTAAGCTACGCTGGTGGAACTGTTAAAGTTGTTGGCGATAGAAACTGTCCACGCGGTCGCGCATTTGTTCTATCTACTCCTTATATTCAATTGGCTTCCCTAGGAAAACCAGTTAGATTATTCGATCAAGATGGTAACATGATGTTACGCGAAACTTCTGCAGATGGGCTACAAATAAGAACTTTTTCTTACGCACAATTGGAGATCTCAAATCCGGGTGCATTTATGCAGATTAATCTATAACAAACATGGGCACATCTAGTGCCTATTTAAGGAGAAATTAAAAATGGCTAATAGAATTTTTAATCAGTTTCCTAAGACACTTCAAAAAGAAGTTGTGTTTTTGGATGCTGAAGCCACCATTGGAACTGATGGAGCTATTTCTGGGCTTAAAGGCTCTGGAATATCCGCAGTAACCAACGTTTCTGGCACAGGTAATTTTTCAATTACTTTAGAAGATAAATTTAACCGATTCTTATTTGGTGCAGTTAGTTTTCTAGCTGAATCAATTACTGCTGCTAAAACTTCAGTAACTGGTACTGCTGAAATTCAATCTGTAGTATTCCCAGCTGTTGCTGGTGCTACCTCAGGCGACCATTTCATTTTACGTGACGCTGCAGGCTTATCTTGGGCTATTTCGCTAGATAAAACTGGCTCCGCTCCAGAACCAACTGGCGCTTTATGGGCTGCTATCCCAGCTGCAAGAAAATCTCATGTAGATATTTCTGGCGGAACAGATGCTCCATCAGTAGCTGCTTTAATTGAAACTGCTTTCGATTTATTGACTTCAGTTCCATTTACATCAGGCACTACCTCGGCAACTATTGCATTTACTAATACTGTGAGAGCTTTATTAGTTCCTGGTTCTGTTCATAATTCAGCTGAAGGTACGGCTGGATCTATGACTATTTCAGTTGGAACTCCTGGTATTGATTCTTCTGTTGAATTCTCTGCAACTAATACTTTCACAGTAGTTGCTCATGGAATGTTAACCGGACGCAAGATTCAGACTTCAATCTCTGGCGGTGGTACATTACCAAACGGCATTACCACAACTACTGATTATTGGGTAATCAAAATTGATGCTAATAACTTCAAGCTAGCTGCAAGTTTAGCTGATGCACAAGCAGGAACCGCTATTGCAATTGGTGACCAAGGAACTGCTGCTAAAACTATTACTTACACTCCATTTGCACCTTTTGGTTCAGCTGTTGCGCAAGTAGAGTTTACTAGCACTGATAATGATGCTTTAGTTCAAGCTGGTTCTGCTATTCCGTTCAGTACTTACGACTTTGCAGGCGCTTTAATTGATCCTACTCCTTTAACTAAAATCAAAGTGCTTTTAGTACTTAGAAATAGTTCTTTAGAAGGAAAAGGAGAGTAATAATGCCTATTATTCTACCTGATGTTAGGTCAAAACAAGCTTCTGTTATAGATATGAACAAAGAATATGGCAGAATGTCTAAAGATGAGTATGAAAACTCTGGTATGGATAATCTTCGAAAAGAATCCATGATGATTTGCGCAAAGCATTTAATCATGGCTATTCAAGAAGGCAAACCGGAAATGATTGTGCAAGTTTTTAAGCAGATGTTTGACTTAGTCGAGAGTGAAGATTAATAATTATTGACTTACAAATAATTTAAAATTAGGCCTACCTGGTTTCAGGTAGGTCTTTTTTTATAAGGAGTTAGTTTATGACCAGTTTAGTTTCATTCACTTCTAACGATTTAGGAGTAGAATTCATTAGTTCTCGTTTAGTGGCTAATTTGTTTGAGTTACGTCATGATAATGTGCTTCAAAAAATTAGAGGTTTAGTAGAAGATGAAAGTTTGGACTCCTTAGATTTTCAGGAGTCCTCTTATCAGAACGACCAAAATAAAATCCAACCAATGATTTTATTGACAGCCTCTGGGTTTAATTTATTAACCTCTGCGTTTAATTTTAAAACTGATCATCAAAAAGAAATGCGAAAGTATATTCTAAAAAGTTTCTCAGAGAATTTAGCTAAAATCCTAAAACAAGTTAAGTCCCTTAAACAACGAAATGAAGCTTTAGAAGCATCAGAACAAAAAGCACTAGGCTCTAACTATCCAAGAAAGAAGACAGCAACTATGGGCTATATTTTACAGCATAATGAAGGCGAAGAGTTTCCTAAGAAGGTTTTAGTTCCTAAAGAAAACTATACTGAAAAAGAACTAGCCGAGGGCATGATTGCTCACTCAGAGTCTATTATTTATGGTCACACTATTAAAATTAAGAAATTAAGAGAGTTTATTGAATTGTGCGATTAAATAAGTTACCCTAAAAAAGATATGAATCTACTCTAGACGCTAAACACTCGTCTTTGACCCTAGCAATTGCTGGGGTTTTTCTTTATAGTCATAACAGAATAATAAAAGGAGCTAAGGATGGCTACTTACAACGTAAATGACTTAATTACGCGAACTCGGCAAAAAGCGGATATGCTTAACACGGATTTTGTTACTGACCCGGAAATAGTTACCTACATAAACGAAGCTTACAACAGATATTATAATACTCTTGTATGCACTTATGAAAACTATTACTCTTCAACATCTTCTATAGTTTTAGTTCCTGGGACTGCAGATTATGCACTTCCAGTAGATTGTTTAAAGCCTCTTGGTTTTGACCTAAATACTAATGGTAATATAATTACGCTTAAACCATGGCAAATTACTAATAGGAATAAAGCGCAATATTCTACAAGTAATCTACCAGAATTTTATATGTTATTAGGTGATGATGTAAGATTCTTAGGAACTCCACAAACAAGTGATACAATAACTTGCTATTATACACCACAACCTACATTACTTGCACTAGCTGGCACTGTTAAATTATTAGGTGGGGCTGATGAATATGTTGTTTTAGGAGCCGCAATATCTTGCTTGCAAAAAGAAGAGTCAGATGTATCTGTACTTGAAATGAAAGCTAATCAGAAACTAAACGATATTATTTCACTACTTCAAGGTAGAAACTCAGACTTGCCACTTAAAGTAACTGATGTTCAGTTTCTTAATCCACATCCTTGGTTCACTGGAATTATATGAATCCATTTAAAAAGATTGTTCCAAAAGATAAAGATTTATTTGAAGTTCAATCAAATGTTGATGAAGTTATGGAGTCATTACGTAAAGTAAAGATAATTGATTCTGTAATTAAAACGTCAACAGTAACTAGTCCTATTGTTATTACAACGTCTGATACCATAGTTAATCATGGTTTAAATAGACCATATCAAGGTTATATAATTACAGACAGAAATGCTAATGCTGTAGTTTATACATCGGCAACAGTTAATAATACTAAGAACTTATTTATAATATTAAAAGCATCTGCCACAGTAACCGTAAATATATTATTCTTCTAGGGGATTAAATGGCACTAGATAAACAACTAATACCAGTAACATTTGACAATAAACTTGATACTAAATCAGACCCTAAACTATCAGCAGGATTTAGTCGTGTTGAAAATATGTTTAGAAAACGCTCAGGAGAATATAGAAAACGATACGGATTTGATGCATTGCCATCAACAGTTTATTCAGGTGATACAGCAATAGCTGATGATATTTATGTTTCAGACTTCAATAAAGAGCTTGTATCAATAACAAGTAATGATATTTATTCTTACTCAGAGTCCGATGATAAATGGAAAGAAATTGATGATGATTTTAAATTGTGGACTTTAGATAGTATTAAAACTAATGCAGGCGCTTATTATTTATCTGCACAAGTAGCGGTATCTGATAAATATATTCTAGTTGTGACTATAAAATATGAGAATGCTGTTAATAGAGTATATTACACAGTGTTAGATGTAATAACTAATTCAATTGTAGTAAAAGAAACTGGATTAGGAACTGCTTATAATGAAACAATAAAAGTAATATCAAATGGTACATACTTTTATATATTATATGTAATACCAAGCTTTAATGATATTAGAATCAGATCTTTTAATAAATCAACCTTAGCTTTAACCACACAAGATGTTTCTGGAAACTTCTTTAAGTTTGATGCTATTTGTGATGATAATAATATATTTATTTATGCTAATAATAATACAGACTGTAAATTAATAAAATATAGTTCTACTTTGTCTTTTATAGATGAAAAATCAATAGGAACTACAGCAGGAACGTATCAAGAAAACACAGTAATGCGACTTACTTTAAATGGTACAAACTTAGTAGCATACTTTTGTTATAATGATGCCTCTTTAAGAAAACCTTTTATTGGATACTTTACATCGGCTTTAGTTCAAATAAATGCATCAACTGCAATGCCTACAGTTGCAAACGTTTTAACCGACGTTGATTTTGATAACTTTGCAGGTTATGTAGATCCTACTGATGCAACAAAATTCATAGTTTTAACCTCCTCTAGTTCTTATGGAACTGTTTATACAGTTACTGCTAAAGCTGTTTGGAACTTAGCAACAAACGCATCTGCAGGGGCTAATACGCTTAATTATGGTTTTTCTGTTGCTGATAATGCTTTTCTAATTGGAACTACTCCATACACTATAATGACTCAAAGATTTGATGTTAATGTTGTTACTGATGTTAATTTGTATCAGTCAACAGCCTATTTACTTAACTTAACAAGTGGATTATTTGAAGGTATATTTTCAGTAGGACTATTTAATAACAATAATAATGGCTATAAAACATGTAATTCAGTTTATTTTAGTAATGTTTTATATTGTCCATCTATGGAAATTATAGATAATAATACATCAAATGTTCTTATTAAAAGAATATATCAGGATATTACTAAACTATCTTTACCAACTAAAACAAATAATGAGCTTATAATACCTAATTTAATTCCATTAAGTTATACAGGAAATGAACTAATAGAAACTAACTACTCTCAATTTCCTTACTTAGTAAGATATACTAATACAGGAGCGGGAACAGGAATTGCAACAGGTAAAACATATAGTTATTATATAATTGCATCGCATTTAGATAGAAATGGAGTTAAAAGATACTCTGCATTAAGTAATGTTCTAACATTTGCAAAAACAGATGCTTTTATTTGGAATATTATTTTTTATGGGACTTCCTATAATAGAAATAATCAGACAATAGATATTTATAGAACTGAAGGCGACGGATCTATTTATTATTTTATTGCTTCCGTTATAGATGTTTCAGGAAGTTTAATAACTTATTCTGATACTATTGCTGATGCTAATATTATTATAAATAAGTTACTTTATACAACAGGCGGAGTCCTAGAATCCTACTTACCATCATCAGCAGGAATAGTTAAAATACTTAAAAACAGGCTATTCATGGCACGTTGTGAAGACCAAGACAGGGTTTATTATTCTAAAGAACTTGCTGCTAACTATGCGCCTGAAATGAGTCCTTACAACGTTATTGAATTTTTTGATAGTGAAGGGCCAGTTATAGGTCTTGGACAAATTGATGATAAATTATTCTTTTTTAAACAAGAAGCAATTTTCTATGTAGTTGGCGAATTAAACGATGACTTAGGTCAGAATGCTTCTTTTTCTATGAATAAAATACCAGGTAATATTGGCTTAACTGACTTTCAAGCAATATGTGAGTTTGCTAATGGTATTATATTTAAGTCATCCCGTGGTTTCTATTTACTAGACAGAGGTTTAGGAATTTCCTATATAGGTTCCCCTGTTGAGGCATTTAATTCAGTTAATATCACATCCTCAGTTTTGATGAGTAATGATAACCAGATTAGATTTTCATCAGCTTCGGGAACCTGCTTAATCTATGATTATCTATATGAAGAGTGGTATACTTATACAAATATTCTAGCAACCTCAGCAACTAATTGGGAAGGTTCTTTTGTATTTGCTAAATCAAATGGGACTTTTTACAAAGAAAATATTGCTAGTTGGCTAGATGTTGCTACTCCAATTATCTCTAAAATTCAAACTGGATGGTTATCTCTTGCGGGTATTCAAGGATTTCAAAGGATATATAAAGGTTTAATCCTTGGAGAATATCGAGGTTCACACACACTTAAAGTATCTATTGGAACTAACTTTAAAACCTATTTTGATGAGCAGATTACAGTATCCACTAGCACTTTAACAGGTGCGATTACTACTGATTCAAGTTATTTTGCAGATTATGCAACAGGAACTACTGACTCAGTTTATCAATTTACTTTCAGGCCTGCTACCCAAAAGTGTGAGTCCATGCGATTCTTAATTGAAGATGCTTTTACAAGTGGTAACGAGGGCTTTACAATATCAGCATTAAGCTTAGAAGTTGGAGCTAAACAAGGTCTTGCTAAACTAACTCAAACAAAGAACATGTCATAAGGAGAAATTATGCCAGCATTAAGAGACACAGAAGATAGAGGAACAGATGCTAAAAAAAGCTTTGAAAAAGCTAGTAGAGGCCAATTAGAACGAACAGAAAAAGATGTATCATATACTGATGCAAGGTCAACAAGTAGAAAAGTAATGGATAGAATTAAAGGCTATGGTAAAGATACTGGAGGCCTTAAAGTTGATTGGAGTGATAGAGCTTCATACGAAAATCCTAAAGCTTATGGAGAGAGAGTAGAAAGGGATAGTCCTGAAAATATTAAAGCAGGTATGACTAAAAATACTACTCAATCGGCTAGCCCAGGGATTAAACCACTTACAACCGCAGCAGCTCCTAAGCCACTTTCGGGTTATGCTAAAAGCGCAGCTGATTATAATGTTACCGCTCCAACAATAAAAGTTGACCCGATAACTGGGGAAGTTGTTAAAATTGATCAGCAAAGTATAGAACAACAACAAGCTGCTTTAGGATTAATTGAACAGGCTGCGCAAGGAAATGCTCCAAGTGCAGCTGGACTTCAGATGAAGCAAGGAATGCAAGAATCAATTCAAAGTCAAATGGCTATGGCAAGGTCTGGACGTGGAGGTTACAATCCTGCGGCTATGAGACAAGCGCAACAAGCGGGTGTTCAACAGCAACAGGCAGTTAATCAGCAAATGGGTATTTTAAGAGCACAGGAAATGGCAACTGCTCGCGGGCAATATGGAGACCTAGCAAGTAATATTGTTGCACAGAGAGCACAAGCTAACCAATTTCAAGATAATTTAACTCAGGGTGCTAATATTCAGAATCAGAACATGAGTTTCAACACACAGAGTCAGAATGCAGGAAATGTATTACAAGCCGAACAACAAACATTGCAAGGTAAACTTGGATATAGTCAATTACAAGAGGGAATTGCTAATAGAAATGCTACTTTAACTATGGCTAAAAATAGCTTATCACAAGCTAAAACAGACGCTGATAGGAAATATTGGATGGATGTTATCGGAAAAATTTCTGATGTTGGTTCATCGGCTGCAGCTTCATATATTGGAGGTTAATCATGGGACTAAGAAATTTAATTAAACAACCTCAACCAGGGTTTAGTAATCAGCAAGCGCAGGATTTATGGCAACAAAACGTTCCACAACCGCAGCCAGATTATTTAAATGCCTCTGCAAATGAATTTGCACAACCTGGACAAACTAATACCGCTCCTGTTGTAATAAACAATAATCCTCCAATGATTAGCGAAACTCAGAGAGTAGAGACTAAGAAAGCACAAACTGGTTATGAAAAGAAAATAGAGAAATCATTTGAAGAGCAGATAAAAGCACAGTCAAAAATTGAAGAATTAAAAGCACAGAATGCTAATGCTGAAATAGAACATTACGATAATATTTCAAAACAGAATATGTATGCAAATGCTGAAATGGAAATTAAGCAGGAAGAATATAATAATAAACGCTTAGGTTTAGAAGATAAACTTGCACAAGCAAGGCAAGATTATTCTGATGCTAAAATAGATCCGAATCGTTGGAAAGACGCCGACTCAGGACGCCGAGTTATGAGCGCAATTGCTATTGGATTAGGTGCATTTAGCGGGAATAAGAACTATGCTTTAGAGATAATTAATCAGTCTATACAGCGTGATATTGATGCCCAAGTATCAGAAATGAACAAGAAAAAAGAAAATGTTATCTTAGCGGATAATGACTTTGCAAGATTAAAACAAACATTTGGTGATGAAGCGCAAGCAATGAATGCTTTAAAAGTTATGAAATATGAGACTATTATTTCACAAGTAAATGCTTTAGCAGCTAATACTAAATCACCATTAATACTTGCAAATAGAGATAAAACAGTTGCAGAATTAAATGTTGAAAAGAATAAGGTAATGGGAAATTTAGTTAATGCTCCGACTACTCAGACTACTACTCTTAGTAAACCACTTATTCAGTCCCCTGAAGATAAGCGCGCCAATGATAGGCTTTGGACTCCGGTTGGACAAGCTACAAATGAAACAAGTGCTAATAAGGTAAAAGATTCAATATCAAATTACAACTCTGCTAAACAAAATATAGATGAAGTTAAGCAAGCTATAAATAAATATGGTGTTGCAGAATTAGTTACTGGCGCGGGTAAGGGTAAATTAAACGCAGCAATAGATGCGATGGTTGAAGTTATTCGACTAAAATCTAATATGGGAGTACTAAACCCAGGTGAAAGAGAAAACATTGTAAGAAGTTTACCGCTTAATCAAGTATTACGTGGGGCTGTTACAAGTAAGGAAGAAATTAACTCTTATATTGATCAGACTTTAAGACAATTAGAAGTTAATCATGGGCAAACATTAAAAGCTAATATCCCTACTCTTGCAGAGCAACAAAATAAACCACAATTCGGAAAACCGAGGTAATAAATGCCAGTTTTATATAACTTTGGAACTAAAAAAGTTGAAAAAGTTGATGATGAAAATGTACAGTCATTAGTTTCATCGGGTAATTATGGATTTAGAAAAGGTGTGCAGATACCTGCAATTACTCCTGATGGACAGAAAGTCTACTTAGCTCCTGAAGAAGTATCACAAGCATTTAATGCAGGTTATACTTATGAAACTCCACAATTAACTAAACAAATAGCAGCTCATGATATTGCGGCAAGTAAAGCAGAGGCTTTTGATTCTCCAATAACAGCAGCAATTGCAGGTGGACTTCGTGGTGCTACCCTTGGTTTATCTGACGTCGCAGGCGCCGCTGTTGGTTTAGGCGAAGAGCTTTCAGACCTTAAAGCAATTAATCCTGGCGCCTCTTTAACGGGGGAAATCACAGGTGGTATTCTTGGAACCGTTGCAAGTCTGACTCCTGTTGGAGCTGTTGCAAAAGGTGCTGGATTAGCTGCTAAGGCAGTAGCAAATCCAATTACAAAGGCAATCATAGCCCCAACTATTGAAGGTGCTGCTCAGGGCGTTGCAAACGTTGTTTCGCAAGCTGCGTTATCTGACCCAGATTTAAATATGACACATGCTATCCAGGAAATTGGATTAGGTGGCGTTTTAGGCGCTGGGTTCGGTGCAGTTGGGAAGGGGGTATCGTACTCTTGGGATAAGCTTAAAAGTGCTGCTGCAAGCCTTAAAATGGGTGATAAAGTAAATAAATCACTTGCCCAGGTAACGAACTTAATTAAAAATGTAGCTCCTGAAGATAAGCAGTCAGTTATTGAAGCATTTACAAATAAGTCTGATTTAACTTATCAGGCGTTAACTAATCCAAAGAAAGTTACTGAATTAGCAGCTGACTCATTTCAGCAACTAGATGATGTAAATCGCCAATTAGACAGTCTTTCAATGGGATTAAGAAAAGAATTCAGAGACCAATTAGAAGATGTAGTTACCCCACAAATATCAAATTCAGTTAGTCAAATATCTGGCAAGATGCAATCTGTAATTAATAAAATGGAAAATAGGCCAGCTTTGTATGAACCAAAATTTCTCGAAGTACTAAAAGAATTCAAGAATCAAATTGATAATACTATGTCGTCTACTAAAGAAAAAGTGTTAACAACTAAGGGTAAAGTTCCTGAATTCTTTGGAGAGGGTTCTATTATTCCTGAAGATATTGTTGATGTAATTAAGCCAACATTATCTCAAGGGCAAGTACATGAACTTATAAATAATACTAGAACCCAGTTAGATCAATATTTAAGATTTGGTTTAGAAGTAAGTAAAGGATCTGCTAAAGCTACTGAAGAATTAATGCAAGATGTTCGCTCTATGATGCAAGAGCATCTAAGAAATACTAAATTATATGGTGAGTTTGGTGATGCTTATAATGATATAAACAAAGCATATTCATTTAGTAAGAATATTCAAGATGAGTTTAAGAAGTCATTTAAATCTGAAGTAGTAGACTTATCAGGAGTTAAGAAATACGTTATAGATAATAATAAAATAGATTTATTTATGCGAAATCCTGAAGCAATGCGAAACTTTAAAAAGGACGCAATTTTAAGTAATGCTGAACAGATACCTAAAGTTTATACAGACTTATTAAATAAATATGTTAGAGATCCAGAATTAGCACAAACACTTTTAGCAGATACTAATGCATTAACTAAAGGATTAGATGATTTAAAAGACTCTAGAACTTTAGCAGTATTAATGAACTCTTTGGAATCTAAAACAGGTAGAAGCTTAGCAGGCATGGCAATTGGGGCTTCAGTTGGCGGCATATCAGCAGGCCCTGTTGGTGCAGCTGCAGGATTCTTATTAGGTAATCCAGTTACTACTTTTAAATATATTAAAGCACTTGAGAAAAATGGATTATCAGGTCAAAAGAAATTAGTTGATTCTGTGAATAGTTTTGTTGGTAAGTCTACAATACCGAACAGCTTTAAAGGTATTAAAAACGTTACAACTAAAGAACTTATAAAAGCATTTAACACGGATGATGATAAGTCTGAAGATTACTCAACAGATAAATTGAAGTCAGTTTTAGATAGCACTATGAATAATATTGAGCCAATACTTAATAAAATTGATAGATATAATCCAAGGATGAATGAAGACTTTGAGGATCATTATGTTGCTTTAGCTAATATGAGTCAACAAGCTGCTAGTTTTCTTAATAGTAAATTACCAGCTAAGTCTCAAAATGCTTTGTTTCCTACTAAAATTAGGATGACTAAATCTGAAGAACAAAGATTTAATGCATATGCAACGGCCACAATGTATCCAGAAACATTCTTAAAAGAAATTGCAAGTGGAAGGGCTAAACCTGAAACAATTGAAGCTATTCAGTCAGTTTATCCTAGATTTTATGAAGAAGTTAGGTCAGAAATGTTTAACGCAGTAGTGGATAATAATAACGTTCCATATCAACGTAAAATGCAGATGGCTAAAATATTTAATATGCCTACTACTGTTGCTCTTGAGCATTTACAAAGCTTACAAGATCAATATTTAAGTGAGCCAGTTAAACCTAATGGTGGTAATATGAAGTCTATGGCCCAAAGCGCAGAAACATCATTGCAATCGATACAGGCATAAGTCATACTCCCCTTAGAGTTCAAAACGGATTTTGAGCCCTAGCCTAATCATGGCGAACCTACCAAGGGAGGGATTTTATGAGTTCACAAAAGGCCGTATTAAAGCCTTATCAATTATTTAATGCCAATAGCATGTCTGCAGACGCAACATCATCTGAAGTTTATCTTCACGGTGTAGACACTGCTTTTATAACTGTCGATTGGAATACTTCAACAGCAGCCGGTGCTATTACAGTTGAGGTTCTTTATGACAATACTATATTGTTTGTGCCACTAAATTTTTCTTCTGCAATTGCAATAAGTGGCTCATCAGGAGCTCATCAAATTAAACTTCGCGAAATTCCATTTACAAAAATACGCGTAAAATATACGCGAACAAGTGGAAGCGGTGTTTTAAATTGTTGGATTCAAGGTAAAGGAGTTTAATTATGACGACGTTTATATGGCCTGTTGATAACATAACTACAACTATTTCAGGTGGAGCTACAGAAGTAACATTAGCAGCAATTCTTGTAGATACTTCATCAATTGATGGAAAAATAACTGCATGTGACACTACTGCATTAGCATTAGAATCAGGTGGTAATTTAGAAACTATTGCTGGCGATACAACTAGCATAGACAATAAGATTCCTGCTCTATGGGATACAGATAAGATGCCAGTTAATGTTATGAATACTGACTTACCGCTTCGTTATGACACTCAAGAGTATACTGATGCTGCAACTTCTATAACAATAGTTTATAAATTAGCTACATCTACACGAATGACGAGAGTAATTACTTGGTTTGATGCAGCAGCTAAAACTGCAGGTAATTTGCCATTAACTAATGTAGTAACATTGGCAGGTGCATAATTATGGCAAACCCAAGTAAAATTATATATGATGCAATGTTGGGAAGTTTAGCAACTGTACCTAATACTGACGCTGAAGGATTAACGTTTAATGCACCAATAATTAGCAATGTAGTACCTGTAAGTCCCGCTACTGGGCAAATGTGGATGGGTAACACATTAAATATAAAAGTCGAGGGTGGAACTCTACAAGTTGGCGAAGAAAACTATTTAAATGTTATCAATAAAACTGGAAGTATTATTCCAGATGGAACGTTTATTTATACTTCTGGTGTTGATAGTGGATACCCTAAAGCAGTATTAGCTCAAGCAAATACTTTAATGGCACATAATACTCTAGCTATAACTACAAATGAAATTGCAATTAATGCAGTGTCTAATACTACAACATTGGGACTTGTCCATGATTTAAACACTAATGTAGACTCAGAAGGTCATACAGTAACTGCAGGAGATGAAATCTGGTTATCAGCTACTGTTGCTGGCGGATGGACTAATGTTGAACCTTATGCTCCAAGTTATAGCGTTTCATTAGGTAATGTAACAGTTAAAGACGCAACGGTTGGAGAAATATTAGTTAATATTCAGACTAATAATGCAAGAGATTTAGCAATTGTAAATAAAGATCCAACAGGATTTGATAATCCTGCGAATGTAGTTATTTCTTATGATGAAACTACTCAGGAAGTAACTATTTCAGGAAGTAATTGGAAAGCATACTGGAGAGGCAAAGAAGTAATAGAACTTTCATCGCCAATTACTCCAATAGCTCATGATAATGTATTAGGACATACTTACTTTTTATATTGGGATGGTACTGGAATTAATGGTGGATTTAATTGGTCTACAGATGCTTTTCCGGGATTTGATAAAGTACTTATTGCATATGTTTACTATCGTACTGGTGTAATATTCTGTAATCGCGAATGCCATGGTCTAATGGATTGGCGTGCGCATCAAGAATTTCATGAAACAGCTGGATCATATTTATACTCTGGAGGCCAACTAACAGCGGGTACTTATGTATTAAATCCTACTGCAGCAACTCACACAACAGCACAAAATACCTATGGTACAGAAATAGCGGTAATTAAAGACGAAGATTTACCAACTAGTATTCCAGCTTGGATTGAAGGAACTTACACAACTGGATATAGAAGCGGAGCAGCTGGCGACTGGATATTTAGCACAGTAGCAACGGTTCCGTACCATGTTAGTGGCGGAAATATAATTCAATATAATCAGAATACTGGTGTTACTTGGCAGTTAACTGATGTTCCAGAGGATAATTACTACAATACTTATGTATTTTATGTTCCTGTTTCTTCAGATGCTAATTCACAAAAGTACAGAGAATTAGTTATACCTGGACAACAAATATCAACTACATTAGCAGGAGCATTAACACAAAGTACTCTTAATTTAGATGTTGGAAACTTAAGAAATATATTTTTAGAGTCTTTTCCATATATTCGCCTTACATGGCTAAGAAATTCCAGTGGTACTGGATCTTATCCTGCAGGAGTTGTTGGAAGATGTGCTATAGTAAATATCACTTATAATTCTGGAAGTTCTAAATCTCTTATTTTAGCATCAGGATTAACACCAGGTGACCATGGAACTTTAACAGGTAGAACTAATCCAGATTCACATCCTACAGCTGCCATAAGCACTGTAATAACTAATTTTGATGGCATTCTATCTGCAACTGATTTAGATGTTCAATTAGCTTTGGATACTTTAGATAATTATTCGCATGACGCAAGCTTTAAAGTTATTTCTCAAGCTGCCCCAACGAAGATTTTAAATGTTTCCGTATCTGGTAATACAGCAGGTGCTACAACTACGATTGCAACCGCTCAGACAACCTCTAAGACTTATACAATTCCTGATGCAAATATGAGTGAATTTGTAATGAGTGAAAGTAACTCAACAATTAATGGAGTTAAGACTTTTGGAACTGTGCCAACACTACCTGTTCAGAATGCTAATAAAGCATTTATGGGCCCCATAAGCGGGACTGATGCTGTGCCTGCTTTTAGGCCTCTTGTGACAGGAGATATTCCATCGTCTGATAACCTAGCTAATATTTGGGGTGATTGTGAAGCTGCTTTAGCTACTCCACAAGCAAGGGATGCTTTAGATAATACTACAGCAAGGACTGATACCTGGGCTTATCCAACTGGAGGAAATGCTCCGGAAGTAGATACTATAAATGAATTATTTGGGGCTCAATCAGTAAAGAAAACAATTAGTGGGACAGCTGATTTCTTTGAAACAAGATTATTTACAGTTCCTAAAGGTTATTTAGGAAAAGCACTAAACATAAGCTTTTTAATTAATACTAGCACTATGACTTTAACTACTGAATATATTATTAAAGTTAACAGGTATAATTCAGCTGGAGAATGGAAAGAAACTATTACTGTTCAAGGAAGTAATTTCTTAGGTATTGGTACTTGGAATGGATTTTTCATTGCAGGAAATACTGTAACAGATTTATATTCAATAGTTATTTCAGCAACAGCTGCAACCGCAACTACCCCAACAATTGTAGTAGACTCCTTTTACATTGGCCAGAAGAGTTTAGCAGTTGGTGCGGCGATTACTGATTGGATTCCTTTTGTTCCCACTGGATCATGGACTACTAATACAACATATGCCGGTTGGAAAAAGCAAGTTAGCGATTCTATAGGATACCAAGTAAAAATAAGTTTAGCAGGTGGGCCAACAGCGGCAGCATTACTTATTAATTTACCCGCTGGAGATGTTATAGATATTACAAAAATAGATGCAGATACAACTAATTATGCTCTTGGGGCTTGTTGGATATTGTGTGCAGGTGTTGAATATAAAGGAGAAGTGGGATATTACTCCTCAACACAAGTGCAAATTGTTTGGATAACACAACCTGCTTTAGGGTTAGGAAATAGTACAGTAAATGCTACTGCTCCTGGAATTTTTACTACTAATGATGAAGTCCACCTTAATTTTTCTGTCCCAATCGTCGGCAAATCCTCCGGCGTCACGATGCTTAATTCGGATAGAGTGAAGAGTGTTGTTAGGTATGCTTCATCTTCAGGACAAGATTTTGCTTCAGGTGTTACAGAAATAGTTCAATTTGATACAAAAGTTTATGATACAAAGTCTGAAGTAATCACGGGTGCGGCGTGGAAATTCACTGCCAAGACATCAGGATATTATAGAGTAGAAGTGAAAGTTACATTTAATACAGGTGGAACCGCTTGGGCTGTAGATTCATCTTGTCTCATGTCTCTGTATAAAAATACAAGTACCCAAGTATCAATCCTTGCAAGAAAAAATGGTTTAGTTGGAGATTATTTAAATGATGTATCTGGACAAGATACTATTTATTTAAATGCCGGCGAATTTATTCATGTAGAAATTAATCAGTTTGCAGGAACAAAAACACTAGCACCTAATGTTTTATACAATTTTATAGAAATAGAACAGCTAACTGACCGCGATGCCTTGGCGGCA